TGGGTAATGATCCAAACCAAGACATGACTGTACTTCCTCTGATGTGTTTGGAAGAAACAACTTCCAACCATAATATTGTACGTACACGTGCATTTTCAGGCCCATCATCATACCATTCATTAATCAAATCTAGAACTTCCCAATATATGAAGGCCACTCCTGAGCCATCAAAATTGGAGTAATCACCAGCTCCACAAGTATTACCAAGTGGATTTTTCTGCAATAACTCTCTCGCTAGATGCGTCCATTGTATAGAATAAGGATTAACACCTATAGCTGAACCTATAGATATATTATTCTTAATGAACCACATCTGAAAAGCACCAAAATACATTCGACCAGCTATTAAATAGTCCAAAGGACAAGCCGAAAATAATCGGGTTTTGCCTTCATCTACTTTAGCTATGGGTCTCCTTTCATCTTTTAAACAATCAGTGTAAATATGTCCAAGGCGAATGTTCGCCTTTGCACTCCTAATTACATCGCTCACTCTTTCCCTAACAATAAGGGCCTGATGAGTAGTCAAATCAAACTCTTGTTCCAAACCAAATAATTTAGCTTTTCCAGGTCCAGAAAACTCAGCACTAGTAGTATATGGATAACCAGAACTACTTGACCGAGAAATTGAACTAAAAGCTTCTTCTCCTTCAATACCACAAACGGCTTCCTCAAAAGTAAGTACACGCTTCTCAACATCTATTTTAGCTCTCGAACGAAGAAAATCTCCATACATTTCTGTAGCAACAGCCACTCTCGGATCTGGTAAAACAGGATCCGGTCTCGAATATTTCTTCAACGCTAACATATAGGGGTCAATAGTACCACTAGGTCCATCAAACGGTCGCAAGTGTGCTGGTTTAGTTTCGGCAGGTCCCCACTCACCATACAATGGAGAGCGAGCCAACTTCGACTTTGAACCAGCACTAATGGGTTGTTCAGTTTGGGCAACAACATCCATCTGCTGAGGTACACCATCAATCGCCATTTGCAGTTCAACGACCTTGACCTCAGGTTCTTCAAGAGGTCTCATCTCAGCTGGAAAACGTGCTATTTGTTCCTCAAGAAACTCTCGAGTAATAACAGTAGCATAACCAACATCATGATTTTTATCTCCCATATTATGAAACCCAAAAATGGTTCCATTTTGAGAATTATTATTTAGTACATAAAATAATGCACCGCAATCACCCACAGCATTAGGTCCATTATATTGGAAATAATGGGCCAATTCCTGATAACCACCGCGATCCAAGGGATATGTCACACCCCCTTGCATCAATCTAGCAACACCCGAGTAAATCTCTAACCTCTCTTTACACGGATAGACGTTAATAAACTTCCAATCAGTTCGAGTCAAAGACTTTTCTGATCCAAAGTATTTAACTATACTTGGAAAGAAGGGGCTATAATTGCGTGATAAACCACACAATATAACATCTTTTGCATAAGCACCATTGTAATCCTTACACCCTTTCAGAAATTCACTAGTAGTGAACTTAATCTCACGGGGTTTGGTATCATTGGGGTCACACACAGACTTTCTTAAAAT